CGCATCTCGCTACGCCCTGCGTGACATTGTTGGTTATTTTCCCTGCATATATTTTAGTACGATCTGGCCCGTATGTCCACTCCAGTTGTTCTTTATTTGTTTTGTCGTCCTTGTACCGCCTGATGTTAAGGTCAGGATACAACAGCTTCATGCCAGAGGGTAGCTCGATCTCGCCCTTGCGGTAGATCAAACACTTGTGCTTGTACTCACGCCCCTTGTACAGACACTCACCGATAAGCTGGGTGTTTAAATCCCAGAAGTCCACCACAGGCGTAGCCGTAGCTCTGTACTTGTCGATGATGGCCTTGGATGCTAGGCAGTGGATGACTAGCTCCTTGGTTGTGCAGGTGTGTGGTATCTCTTGGAGCTTCTCAACGTTCACGTCCCAGTCGAGGAACTTCTGCGCCATGGCTTGGGTAACACCGAGTTTCTTCGCAAATGAAAGGTCGTAACGCTGGGGCGGGGCACCGAGGAAGCCTGTGAGTAGTTGCGATGCGAACGCTGCCCAACCCAACCCATAACCGCAACCAAGGAGAGCGCTCTTTGCAGACTGCCTAAGGTCAGGGTGAGACTCTTTACTGAGTCCGGGTATGTTAAACATCTGCGCACCGAACGCGGCATAAGGGTCACCTCCCTCCCTGAAGATGTCGAGCATGTCTGTGTAGTCCGATAACCACGCGAGGACTCGCGGCTCAATCTGCGATAAATCTCCAACGACGAGTTGGTGGCCAGCGGGAGCCATAATCGCTTTGCGTAGGAACGAGCCTCGCTTAAGGTTTTGCATGTTGATGGCCGAACCCTTGCTCGCCGTCCACCTTCCCGTCTGAGCACCATAGTACGAAAGCGGAACCGGGAGCGCACCCCGTTTGCTGATATCAAGGAACCGTTGGGCACGGGTCCGCTCGGTTGTAGACTTAACCCGAAGACGCGCTTCACAAAGTAGGGCAACGTCTTCACGTTCACTATTGAGTAGCGTCTGAAATAGGGCATCGTTTTTAGCGAGGGCAAGTGTCTCTTTCCCAGTCGTCTTACTTGTCTTGGTTGGCGGAACCACATTGAGTTTCTCAAGTAGTGCAGCAAACTGCGGGTTCGATGCCAGTGCAGTTTCATCCACGCCGAGCTTTTGTAGTAGGGCTTCACGTTTTTCCTTTTCATCTAGTATGGCGTCCGTCAGCATGTTGGGGTCAAGCTCAAGGCACGCACGGGTGTACATCTTCAAGGTCATGTCAATGAGGCGTAGCTCCTTCGAAGGATAGCCAACAGCCAAGCGGGTAAAGATCTGCTCACACAGGTACACATCATGTGCGCAGTAGTCGGCCAACTCTTTCTCCATCTCAGGCGTGAGCTTCTCGTAGCCGTTGGTGTTGTACACAGCGTTGCCCTTGGGCGGTAGCCCAAAGTCCTGTGCCAGCTTCATCAATGAGTTTCCCACCTCGACGCCCCGTAGAGCACGAGCCATAGAAAGAGAATCAAAAATGAAGCTTGGGTGCCAGTCATATACCCACTCCAATATAGACACATCGAACTGAGCGTTATGAGCCAGAACAGCAGTGGTCTTAGGATCATAGCAACCCAAGATGCGTTTGAGTTCGTCTCCTCTATACCACTGGGTTGGTTTGTCTGATCCGTACTCATGGATGCAAGCTCCAAATGCTTTGAATCTTGGGTCACGTATGTATTCCTCCGTTGTCATTTTGCTGAGTGTGTAACCTTCCTTGGTGTCCCAGTAGGTTTCGAAGTCGATCGTGATGATCTGTTTGTATGGGGCGCTCATTCGTCGTCCTCGTCGACCATGTGGTCGTTAATCAGTTGCTGCTTGACGAGTTCCAAACAGCCGATCACTGTCGACATATAAAGCGTTTCGTCGTACTTGTGAATAAGCTCAAGTAGTTCGTCAACTAATCCACCCGCTACTTTGCCTTGATTTAAATTCATGTGTTCTTCTCCTTAGTTAAAGTTTTCTTTTGGTGGTGCGTCGAGGACGTTTAGAAAGCCGAAAAAATCGTTTGCCGCCAACATGAGTTGCGACGCCTCCATCTCATTACAGTTTAGGGTAACGACTCCTGCAAACGCATCTTCAGCACGACCAATGATGACAACGCCTTGCGCTTTGCCTTCGCCATAGCACATCACCAGCTTGTGTATGAGCAGTTTGAAATGCTCTTGTTCTTCATCTGACATGGCCGTCACCCTGCGGTGCAGTTCTGCCTCAGACATTGAACCGTCAAAGTCCTCGTAGTTCATCTTGCTTCTCCTTCAGTAATAGTTCTAGGTCTGGTATGTTGTGCTCACGGGCAATGAACACCGTGCCCCCTGCATTGAGGATGGCGTTGAGTTCCCTGTCCTGTAGCGCAGTGGTCTTGCCCTTGCCGGCCTTGCACTCGATGGCGATGAAGTGTCCATCCATACAGCCAACGATGTCGGGTATCCCCGCACGGCCAAAGCCGTTAGCAGGGGGCATGAAGTGGTACACGCCTAGCCTGTCAAGCAACAGCCGTACCGCCTTCTTTACTTTCCATTCAGGTGTTTCTGCCATCACGCGATCTCCTTCCAGTGTTTTCCGGTTTTGGGCAGTTCTCAGGCACGTCAACGACGACCCAGATTGCCGCCAATGTGTTGCGGTGGGTTGACTTCTCCCACCTATCGATGTACACACCAAACACACTCTCCAATGATTTGTTGACAGAACGAACTTCTATGCCAGTGAACTTAGCCATGTCGCTTGCCTTCAAACCATCGGGGTGTCTTTTGAGTAGCTCACGAATGATGTTGTGATTACTCTTCACGTTTCTTTTCTCCTGCGTCGAGCAAGCTCTTTGTTGTTATTCGTCTCGTCCAACACACTGCACAGTGCCACTTGGACGGGCTCATCTGAACGCCCCCCTCAGGGGGCTTCATCTCTTCACACTTGTTGCACAACTTGTGCTTGTGAACCGGTTGTTTGGAACCAATCTCAAGCTGTTGTTTTGCAAACCCACTCATGTCTTCATGTCCCTCACATAGCGTGCAAAGCTGTCGGCTGTATCACCAAACGCAATACGCATAGCATCAAACTCTAGCGCCACTTCTTCAAGCACAGCGTTGCGCACCATGGGGTCTGGCTTTAAAGTTATGTTGGGCGTGCCAAAGATGTTGTCGAAGTCCTGTTTGTTAAAAATAGTATCGCTCATACGCGTGCCTCTGCTTCCTCTTTAAATTGGCGGTGTTTAAGTTCTGTGTCAAGTTGCACGATCAGCTTGGCAAGGTCTATGTCAAGCAGGTGCAGCTTCTTCGACCATCGTGCGATGGTCAACTGGATGTCGTGGATAAACTCTTCTTTCATGTCTTCGTTGCCAAGTACGTTGGCCGTCATGCGGTAGCCGCCTCCAGCCTCTCGATCAGAGGGCAAGCTGATGAATGCACGGACATGGGTAGGGGTGCTGTCCAGCACTGTGATCTTGCATCTCTGAATCAATGACCGCGCCTGTTCCCTTCGGAACTGCTTGGCCGCCTCGCTGTCGTCCCACTCAAAGTGACGATGCAGAATGTTGTCCTCATCCTGCGCCGCCTGTAAGACGTCATCAATCATCAGCACGCCGTTGTTCTGGCGTGCCATCTGTTCTAAATATTTACGTTCTTCATTCATAGTTTTCTCCTTGTTAAAAAATATAGGGGTGCCTGCTATTCCATGCCTTGCTGTGCCACACCCCACCACACCTAGCCCCGCCCAGCCCCGCTCCGCCTGCCGTGTCCTACCACGCGATGCCTAAACGAGCCATGCCTGCCTTACCTTGCTGTACCACACCACGCCTGAACGCACCTCGCCTCGCCTAGCCTGCCTTGCTGTGCCACGCCGAACCCAACCCTGCCGCACCGCGCCATGCCACGCCGAACCCCGCCTGCCGTGCCAAACCACACCTTACCAAGTCGAGCCTGACCGCGCCGATCCGCGCCTATCCATGCCTGCCTTGCCGAGCCAAACCGGTCGCTACCAAGCCCCGCCATAACGAGCCGTGCCTGCCTTGCCATGCCTCACTCGTCCTAGCCAGTCCTCGCCCCGCCAGTCCTCGCCTGCCGTACCTTGATGGGCCAAACCGTGCCAAACCTGTCCATGCCTTGCCATGCCTGCCATGCCAAACCGAGCCGTGCCGTGCCGTGCCTTACCGCGCCTTGACGAACCAAGCCTGCCTTGCTGTGCCTGTCCAGACCTCTCCGGGCCTAGCCGCGCCTCGCCGCGCCATGCCTGCCGTGCCCAGCCATACCATGCCACACCAAACCAAACCGCAACGAACCGCGCCGCGCCTAGCCTGCTGTGGCGTTCAGCTTACTGGATACTGAACTTGGCTTTGACAGCAACCTCTCGATTGCTCTCCACTACTTGGAACAGACCGAACCCACATCCAGCGCTAGCCTTACTGTCGGGTCTACCTGCACCAATCCCTACTTGCAAGCCGCAACGACTCACAAGGTTAATTACATCCACCATCTTAAACTGATCCATGTCGAACCTGACACGCAGTTTGGCCGCCCACTCACGATACATTGGACGCGAGCGTACATCGACCACGCCTGTTGCATTTCTAGTGTGCGCTGTGTACACATCGCTCTTGCCATAGATACGCACAAGCGGTATGCCATCTTGCTTGTCCCAACCATCGGCTTCCACAAACGTGGACAGCTTTGCAAGCGTCATCTTAAACCCAACCAAGCGACACGCTGAGATCATGGCCGCACGGAATGAGGCAGCGTTAACACCTTCCCAGTTCTCCATACTGCGGTAGCGTGCGTCTTCTGCCTCTCTGTCGTAGTCACGAGCCTCACGTACCTTCTTGCTCTTGGACGATGGGCCTTCTTGCATCTTGGCCATGAGTTCGGCCTTCTTGCTGAAGCGCTCCACCACCAGAGGTGCAATGCCCTCTAAAATCAAGTCCACAGTAGCGAACTTGGGTGGGGAAATTACGTATGTTGTTTCGATTTGATTTTTGGTAGCCATTTTATTTTCTCCTTGATGTTTCTAAATTACGCGTTAAAGATTTGCTTGAGGCGGTCGTACAACTCCCGCGCTTGGAATACTGTGAGCTTCTTGATGATCTCGTCAGGGTCTTGCGTACGCACGAGGGACACAAACGCTCTGCGTTGTGGTGCATGCCCGCCCATGGCATAGGCAGCAGCATCAAGCGCATCTTGACTAGGCATAGGGGTGTTCTCCAGCTTCTCGCGTAGCAACGCACCGATACCTGTGACGGCTTTCTTCTCGTACTTGCGCTTGGGTGCGGGCTCGTTCGTTTTCTGTAAAGCCTTGAGCGTCTTGATTGGGCGATACTCATCGATGTCTGCGTAGTGCAGGCCATTGGTTTCGTGAATCATTTTGTTACGGCGCATCTGCGCGATCAGGCTAGAGACTGACCCACCACCGAACCCTTGATACTCAAGCGCGGTCATGATCTCCTTGCGTGTGGAGCCGGGGTTGTTCTTGATGTATTCAAAGGTCACGCGTGATACGTTGTTGGTCACGTTAAAAGTTTTCTTGGCCATGGGAATTCCCTGAGTTGTTACAGAAGAGATTGACAC